AGAAAGGGCCGACTGACGACGAGATCACCAAAGACATGGGAGTGGATCCGGAAGCCAAGCTGAAAGAGGGTGATCCCCTTAAAAGCACCAAGGCTATTGCTCAGCTCCGCAGGTGTAAAGAATGGTGGCGCGAAGCCAAGTCGGGACAGCGTGCATCAAGGCTCCTGCGACTCAAAGACCACGACAATTACGATGGTGACCAGTGGGATCCGGAGGATGCAAAGACTTTGGAGCTTCGCGGGCAAAAGGCAATAACCGATAACAGGATTAAGCCGGCTATAGATTGGACTGTTGGCACCGAAAAGCGCACCAGGATCGATTATAGTGTCCTTCCCCGCGCCCAAGACGATACCAAGGGCGCCGAAGCTAAAACACAGTTGATGAAATATAACTCTGATGTCAACCGGGCACCGTTCGCACGGTCACGGGGGTTTAAGGATGAGATTATCTCCGGTTTGGGATGGCTCGAGCTGGGAGTACGCGGAGACGAAGAAGATGAACCAACCTATTACCGATACGAAGATTGGCGGAACATGTGGTACGACCCGCTTTCGGTTGAGATGGACTTGTCTGACGCTCGGTTTGAGATCAGGTCCAAGATAGTTGATCTTGATATATCGATAGCAATGTATCCCGAACATGCAGCGGCACTCAAGGCCGCGGCCATGACTGCAAAGACGTACACCGATTATACGGAAGTGGGTATAGATGAAAGTGAAATAACGATTGAAAATGAAGGCGGAGACGGCGACAACGATGATGCTACTTACCACACATCAAAACGATCCCGTATCCGGCTCGTAGAGTGCTGGTATAAAATCCCGGCCAAGAAAACGATGATCCGGGGCGGAAAAGACCTCGGAACGCTCAACAATACCCCGTATGACGCTGAGAACGGTCCCATGGCAGACATGGTGGAAAAGGAATATGCGTCTACTTACGATGCGCTGCTTATGACTGTCAGGTGCATGATGTGGGCGGAAGGGATGCCTTATCCTTTGCAGGATGCGGAATCTCCCTACAACCATAACCGGTTCCCCTTTGTTCCCTTGTGGGCATATCGGAAGAAACGCACAAATGAACCGTATGGAGCTGTGCGCAATCTCATTAGTCTCCAGGACGATCTCAACAAGCGCAGATCAAGGGCGCTGCATCTCCTGTCAAGCGAGAGGATTATTGCTGATAATGACGCTACGGATGATTGGGATAATTTCTACGACGAAGCTCACCGGCCCGATGGCATTATCAGGAAGAAGCGAGGGTCGAGCGTCATCTTTGATGAACACGTTGGACTTGCAAAAGAACACGTTATGCTCATGGAGCAAGACGCTGCTGCTATTCAGAAGGTTGGTGGTGTTACCGACGAGAACATGGGGCGAGAGACCAATGCAACATCAGGGAGAGCGATACAGGCACGGCAGGACCAAGGCCATGTAATAGGAGCGGAGGTATTCGACAATCACCGATTTGGCGTGCAGATGGCCGGAGAGATTGAGTTGTCGTTGATCGAACAGTTTATGCCTGATGAAAAGACGTTCCGTATAACCGGGGACAGAGGGCAGCAGGAGTTTATGACAGTCAATGCCCCTGACAAGGATGGGAACATAAACGACATAACGGCGCGTAAGGCCGACTTTGTGGTTGATACGCAGGCCTACAATGCCACCTTGAGACAGGCAATGGTGGAATCTGTGCTTGATTTGGCCGGCAAACTCCCGCCAGAGGTAGTTTTTAACCTCTTGGATTTGATTGTAGAGCTTCATGACATACCGGAAAGCCTCAGCAAAGAGATGGTACAGCGTATCAGGGGCATGAATGGACAGGAAGACCCGAACGCAGACCCGAATGATCCAGAGAACCAAGCCAGGCTAAAGGCACAGCAGGAAGAGGAAGACAAGAAGAAGAGGATCGCAGACGCAGCACAGGAACTTCTGCTCGAGAAAGAAGAGGCCATCATCGATAAGACCGAAGCCGAAGCTCAGAAAACAATAGCGCAGATTGATCAGGTCAGGGCAGAGACGGCCAAGACCGAGGGAGAGATTGGAGATAGTAAAGACAAGATCCAGATAGAGAAGGCGAAGACCCTGAACCAGATCGAGGTTGGGGAGAGGCAGACAATGAAAACAGAGAAAACACCGAAGGGAGGAAAATAAGAATGGAATACACTGATGAGGAATTGGCAGGACTGAGCGAAGAAGAAAAGGAGGGACTTCTTGAGACCGATGATAAAGGGAGTGTTGACGACACCAACAAGGGAGAGGCTGGAGACGCTGGAAAGCCTGGAGAGGTTGATGAAGGCGATGCTGGCGCAGAAAAAGAGGCTGCTGCTGCTAAAGAGGTTGACGATAAGGGCGTCAAGATTGAGGCAGATGCCACCAAAGAGGCAGATAAGGACAAAGGGGGAGTTCAGGACGAGGACGAAGAGGAGGTAATCGACGTTTCCACGACTGTTAAGGCAGTTCCCCTGGTAGACAAAGAGACGGCACAAGCCCGGATTGTTGAGATAACCGAAGAGGTCAAGGCGGTACATGGGAAGCTGGCTGACATTAAAACTCAATATGACGAGGGAAAAATCGATGTTGACGAGTACGACACCTTAAAAGAGGCGGTCTATGCCGAGGAGAAGGTTCTGGAAAAGGAGCAGACCACGCTCGAAGTCACGATGAAAGTGTCTGACGGTATGCAGCAAAGCGCAGTACAGACTCAATGGGTGGGGGCACAGGAACATTACTTAGGCATACATCCCGAAGTTGGCAATGACGAGAGAATCCGGAAACTGTTTGCTGAAGAGGTCAACACCATATTGCAGAGTGAAGACGGAGCAACAATGGGGAACTACGATATCCTGAAGAAAGCATATAAGGAGATATCCTATCTGATCCCCCTGCGAAACAAGGGAGAAACGCCGGAAGCTCAGAAGATTCGGCTTGTTGCAGCAGCCAAAAAGATAGCAGCAGATAAGGCAAAGGGGAAGGCGCCCCTCACATTGAAGGATGTTGGAGCCGCTGAGGAGAATATCTCTTCTGCTGGAAAGTTTGCCTACCTTGATAAACTGGAAGGTGCGGCCCTGGAAGAAGCAATGGGTAAGATGTCCGAAGCAGATATGGCAGCATATGCAAAGGAAAAGTAAGGCCATGGCACAAATACAAGAAGTGCCTACAGGGGGAACAAAGGGCATGAAGCTAACAGCGGAAGACCGACGATGGAGAGAAGAGGACGATGTCAGAACCTTAGCAGAAGCTAAGATCATCGAGGATGATCCGAAACGCCTGGCCGCTGCCCGTAAACGAGCGGTGGCAATGGCCAAGGAGCAGGAAGAGAAGGCCGAAGCGACACGCGAGGTCGCAAACTTCCGGAAACCGATGGACAAAAAGAAATAAGGAGGCTGTTTTGGGCGTATTATCAGTATCATACCATGGATGTATCCGAGTAGTGAAAGAAGGGCTGGCCCTGCTGAATGCAGGAGTGCCAGTAGACTTCATGGCTATCCGTATAGCGAACAGAGAGATGCAGGTAATGTTGCCCTCAATCTCATTCTATGACCGACCGGAAACCTATAAGATAAAGTTGGGTCACGCGAAGGCGGACCTTCTGCATATTCATAATGAACCTGATTGGCTGGTCCATGTGGCTAAGGAGGCCCGACCGGATCTACCCCTGGTTTATGATTGCCACGATCTTAACTGTATGCGTCTCGGGCAGGCACAGCTTGACGAAGTTTTGGCAATGAAAGCGGCTGATGCTTATATCTTCCCCTCTGAACCGTATATGGAGGGGGCAATCAAATACCACAATCTTTCACCAGACAAGCCCAAAGCGGTGATTTACAGTATGTGCCTGGACAAGATGATCGTCGAAGGCAATGAAATGCCACGGGTAGGGGGCATAGCCTACGAGGGCGGGATGAATGTACTTTCTTCTGACGCTTCCGAGGAACAAAGACAAGTGTATGGTTACAGGGATTACAGGCCCATAGCAGAAGCGTTGACCGGTATGGGTATTCCCTTCATCGTTTACAGCAGCAACAACCGGTTTATGTACGAATATATGATGGCCGGGGCTATGTATATCAGCACGTTACAGCACAATCTCTTATTGAGAGAGCTGACACGGCATGATTGGGGGCTGGTGGGAGCGGCGAGACCGCACCCGCAGGCTGATACGGCAATGCCGAACAAACTGTTTGAATATATGACGGCGGGTATTCCCCCGATTGTCTTAAACTCGGCAGAGGCAGGCAAGTTCGTTGAACATCACGGCATAGGTGTTGTGGTTGATCGGGTTGAAGATATCCCGAAGGTTTATAAGGAGCATGAGAAGTACCGGAAACGAGTGCAGGAAGTACGCCACGACTTCACAATGGAAAGCCAGGTACCGAAGATCAAGGCGATATACGACACGCTGTTAGAAGGGAAGGGGAAGGCAAATGGCTAAAAAAGGAAAACCAGTAAGGAATGGGACAGGTGGAGGCTCCGGGAAGAACGCAGGCCGCGGTGGTTGTGCAAAACCTCAACAGACTCGAAAAGGGAAGAACAAGTGAGCGTTGAAGGGCTATCTGATACCGGGATCGACCAATACAGGCCAAGGGGGTTTGTAAAGCGTACAACACCAGAAGACCACAGAGATAAGGAGATTATCGAAGCCCTTAAACTGATATCAGCAGGAAAGAAGAAGTTGGAGGGACTGCTAAAGAAGTAAGAAGTACATACATATAGCTTAATTCTCAATCAACACACGAGAGCAAAGGCCATTATCGGGTTAATCCCCGGCAGTGGCCTTTTTTTATTGTCCAATGGTTCAATTATAGCCAACCGGTTCAAATCGACAGCCGGGAAGAGGACAGAACAGAAGTAACAACAAAAAAACTAAGAAGGAGGAAGGAACCATGAGTCAAACTATTATTGGAGTTGGCGATGCAAAAGCAGTCAAGAAATATTCAGCGTTCCTGGCTGTCGATACGCCTCGCAAAAGTTATTGGGGAAGAAAGTTAATGGGTGACGGTGAAACCTCGTCCATGCCTCTCCAGAGATTAACAGAGTTGGAAAGCGACGCAGGTGAGAACATCGGGTTCGACCTGTCCATGCAGCTCTCCATGCAGCCGGTGGAAGGAGATGCCGTCCTTGAGAACAAGGAAGAGAAACTCCAGTTCTACAGCGATTCCGTCTACATCGATCAGATGAGGGGCGGTGTCAACTCCGGCGGTAAAATGACCCGGAAAAGAACCATCCACAAACTCAGGGATGTTGCGAAGAAACGTGAGTCTGAGTGGTGGGCCAGGGTCTTCGACGAGCTGTGCTTCATGTATGCGTCAGGCTCCCGTGGGACCAACACGGAGTATGTGTATGACACATCCTATAGCGGTTTCGCCGGAAATTCCCTGGTCGCCCCGGACAGTAACCATATCATCTTTGCCAATGGTACGGCCAAAGAGGATGTGGAAGCGACCAACAAGATGACCGTCAGCCTGATAGACAAAGCGGTTGCCTATGCGAGCATGATGGGTGGTGGAACGCAGGCCGTTCCTCAGATTATGCCGATCAAAATCAACGGCGAAGATCATTACGTCTGGGTCGGTGACGGGTATCAGGTCTATGATCTGCGGCAGGATACCGGAGCTACCGGCTGGCTGGCTATGCAGAAAGCGGCTGCGGCTGCGGAAGGAAAGAAAAGTCCTATCTTCACTGGCGCTCTCGGTATGCATAACGATGTGGTCCTTCAGCAGCACAAAGCCTGCATCCGGTTTACCGACTATGGTGCTGGTGGAGCTGTAGAAGCCACAAGAGGGTTATTCCTCGGTGAGCAGGCCATGGTGGTAGCGTTTGGTTCGCCCGGTACTGGACTTCGGTTCGGTTGGCACGAAGAGACCAGGGACAACGGCAATCAGTTGATCATCACCACGTCGTCTATCCTTGGCCTGAAGAAGGTCACTTTTAACGGTCTTGATTACGGGATTATGGCAATCGACACAGCGGCCACGAAACCCTAAGTGAGAGCGGGCACAATAAAAAATAAGTAAGGAGGAAAAGAGCATGAGTTACAAAGAAAGCGAAAACGTAAAATCAGGCAGGCCGCCCGCATCTCCCCGTTCCGCGGGTGAAGTGTATGTGAGTGCGGGACAGTATGAAGTCTCCGCTTCGCTGGCGGCAGACGACCTTATAGGTCTGTCGATTCTTCCGGCTGGCTGTATGCCGGTGGACTTTACGCTGGTGGCAGACGATCTGGAAACCAGCGGAACCTCTACCATTACATTGACGGTAGGCATCCTCAACAGCGACGAAGATGGTCTCGTCGCAAGCTCCGAGTTTATGACTGCGGAAACCGTGGCACAGGCTGGGGGTGTTGCAAGGGCAGATGTCAAAACCTTCCTGGACAACATAGACGTGGATGAAGACGACGACAGGGTTATTGCAGTCAAGGTAGTAGCGGCTGCGACGACTCCTGCAATAGGGACCGTGTACGGAAACTTGCTGTATAGAGCTTCCGAGTATGGTCTCTAATTTATAGACACAGTCCGGCCCATTACCGGACGGCAGGGTGGGGGTTGCCTCACCCTCGCCCTGCTTCACCAAATGATCGAGGAGGATAGAATATGCTGATTGAATGTTTGATTAAAAGAGAAGGACCAACGCAAGTCAACTACGCAGGCAGAACGTACAGATTCGAGGATGATGGCACCGGGGCAAAGGTGTGTGACGTCAATTCAGATGAACACCGAGCGCAACTGATATCAACGGGTTTTTATCAGATCTATGATCCGAGGCTGAGAGGGCAGGTAGAGAAAGAGGCAGAGGTAAAAGCAAAAAGAGAAGAGACCGCCCTTAAAACTCCCGTCAATCCAGAACAGACCCCGGAAATCGCTATCGGTCTGATTACCCGCCAGTTTATGCCCCTGGGGAAAGACAGGTTTGCTAAGTGGATAAGCGACAATGCCGAACAAATCAGAACCATGCCAGCGGCGGCGAAGGATGCGATCATTGGGAAGCACAACAAGCTGTTTCCCGACACGGAATGCCCGGTAACTGCATAGAGAGGTAAGAGACCATGACCGTAGCGGAGATAATAGACAGTATCAACTTTAATGTCAGGAGCATCTATGCTGACAAGGCGTTTATCGATAGCGTGGTCCTGAAAGATTTGAACCGGGCGCTTAGGGAAATAGCAGGTGTCTATCATCTGCCAGCCTTGCAAAAGACCAGGACAATCACATTTGAAGCATACGAGGATGATGTCACAGGCTATGAGGCCAAGGTCAATCTTCCATCCGACTTCGGTCATAGTCTCTACTGGGCACGCAACCTTACGCAGGAATCCGATATAACGAGACTGTACCCCAACGTCGCGGCTCTGAAGTCAGAGTATAACGGCAGCAACCCGACCGGCTCGGTTGAAGCGATTGCGTGGGATGGGGCGAGTATATGGGGTTTCTTCTGTCCGGAGACCGAGGAGGAGGTCTCAATCTCCTATTATAAACAACCCGATGCACTCACCCTTAAATCTACCCCGGATTGTCTACCAACTCGCCTGCATGAAGGATTGCTGGTAGATGGCACCACGGCCAGGCTGTTGAAGAGGATACCGGAAGAGATAAAGGCGGGTGGCGTAAATATGAAGTATCACCTGGAAGAGGCGCGAACAGCTCTTGGGGATCTGGAATCTATTTGCAGACTATCCCCCAGGACAAAGCCGTTTTACCGGAGAGACGTACAGTTTTTCTAAAGAGAGGGTAAGTTATGCCGACAATCAAAGCTCAGGACTGTATGGATAAGGCGGAGATCATCCTGCAAGACACAAGCAATGGCCGATTTGGTGAGACGGAGTTATTGGGATGGTTCAATGACGGAGAGCGTGCCGTTGTAGGTCTCAAGCCGGATGCGTATGTCAAGGAAGAGGCAGTCACTCTCATAGCCGGTATCAATCAGTCGATTCCCACAACTGGCATGGCCTTAATAGGGCTGTCTCATAATATGGGAGTGGGTGGAGAGACCCAGGGCGATATAATCAGATTGATCTCCCGGGCTCACCTGGACGCACAACAACCGTCATGGCCGACCGATACAGGGAGTGCAACGGTCCTCTTCTATATGTTTGACGATCGCAAGCCTCGTATCTTCCAAGTGTACCCAAAACAACCGGCAGTCAGCATGGGCTCTGCCTGGATGACATATACGGACACGCCGGCAGATATCGCCAAGACAGATGTGATTCTGCTTGCTGATATCTACGCCATACCAATTCAGCATTATATAGTAGCCATGGCACTGGCAAAGGATCCAGCTTACAGCGGCGTAGCAGCACACCACATGGGGATTTTCAATAGTGCCTTGGGCGTGAAAGAAAAGGCAGAGATGCAGGCAGACCCGAACATAAGGGTAAAGGAGTAAGATCATGGCAAGAGACGCTTATATATGGGGGGCGACAGCCCTCATAGGTGGGGCAGCAGGGGCGCTTGACGCGCACGCCTA